CTTAGCATGGGACTTTTCCATAGCGTTAGCTAAATTCCAAGCATCCTGAGCTAACGGCATATTTTTGTATAGCATAGCTTCTAGATGAAGCCCTGACTTATCAATATAGGTATTATCAGTAGGCTCCCCAATAATATGGTCTAATTCATTATTATGCTCATAGTTTATTTTCCCCTGCTTCATTAGATACGTAATATCTAATGTGCTTGGGTCAACTATTTCCCCATCCCAATCTTTTGTATTGGTAGAAGCAACTCCTGATATATACCACTCACTATCAGAAGATTTTGTTTTATTAATGGGTACATACGCTTTAAATAAATCTATATCAACTTTTTGTGATTCTTTTAAGTCTTGCAATTTTTATACCTCCTTACTTACTAGGATTTAAAGTGGTTTCTGGGGCTATTGTAGTTTCTTCTACCGTTGTAGGGGCTACAGTAGTTTCTTCAACAGTCGTAGGTGCTACCGTTGTTTCTGCCTTGGTTTGTGAATTACCCGCAGAGTCAAACCATTCCCCTTTATTATAGAATAAAGGAATACCCTTATCCGTATCAAAGTATGACATACCATCATACAGACCAGCCGTAGGTAATTCTGCTGTAGTTACTGTATTTATAATAGATCCACTAGCAATAGTAATTGGACTCATAACACTGTTACCAACAATTGTTGCGCCTTTTACGTCAGATGTTGTAGAAATACCTACTTTTGCGGAGCCTACATGTCTAAACCCAGTAACTATTGCACCGTAACCCCCAGTAATCGTTACTGCTGAGTTGTTATCATTTCTTGAATAGCAGGAGATTAATCTATTTCCTACACCACTGTCAATCTTATAATCATCACCAAGAAGTCCCGCATCTTGTCTAGGAATATTAGCTTCACATCCACAATCAATTAAGGAAACATTATTACAGCTATTAGTAAGGAAGAATCCTATTCCACAATATTCAGCAACACATGAAATTAATGTGGAATATTGCAATTGGTTAAGATTGAACCCAATTTGGTTACAGGATAAAGCATAGCAATTAGTTAATGTGGTACTTGTTCCCCCACCATAGAGGCTAAAGCAATCTCCACCAACATCAACTACTCTTACATTAGTGAATTTGCTTGTGATTGGAATAGATACATTAATTCCATAACCTGATTTATTAATAGAAACATTTTCAATAGTTAATGATTCTGTTGTAGTATTGTTTTCTCTGCCGAATATAAGCCCACCAGTTCCAGTATCACTACCATTCCCATTAAAGGATATATCACTAATTGTTGTGTTGCTAATGTCAGTACCAGATATATGAGCCTGTTGTGAGCTTTGATGAATAATAGTGTTTTCCATACCAGACCCTTTTAGATTAACATTAGGATAGATGGTTAGTGCTTTGCTTATTAAGTAAGTACCGGCAGGAACGTATACGGTTCCCCCACCATTATCCTTAGCATTATCTAAGGCTGACTGAATAGCATCTGTATCATCCGTTGTATTATCACCAACAGCTCCCCAAAAATCTACTCGTGAATTTAAGGAGTCAGTAATACCCTCTTCTATGTTATTTAGCTTTTCTGCTGATATAATTTCCTTAGTAACCCAATTTGTTCTTTTATATGACAATTACTATCCCTCCATTGTCTAATTTGCCTGAGCAATATCTACCTGAGCAGAGTCTACCTTATTTGAGGGTAATTCCGTAGTAGGATTTACTGTTGTTTCAGGTTCCTTAGTGGTTACTACTCACGGTTGTTTGTGGAGTAACAGTAGTAGGAGCTACTGTAGTAGGATCAACAGTAGTAGGAGCTACCGTAGTAGTTTCTTCCTCCCCAGTAACGAATCCAGATGGTAATGGAATCTTATTAGAAGTTCGTCCGTCATCACTAACCCATTGTAAAAACATATCGTTAGCTTGATACTCAGTATTATAACCTAATCCAGTAATATCAAAGCCCTTAGAAGCATCGGGCACGTCTACTGTTTGAATTAAACTACCGTTTTTCTTAAAAACATTAATTTTAGGCATATTAATATCTCACTTTCTTTAATCTAATAATAATATAGGTAAGCTTACTTATTCGTCAGGTTTACCACCATAGTTTATCTTATCGGTTCTTGTACTATCAGCTACTTGCCCATTCTTAACTCCATTAAAAGTATCTTTACCATTTACTTTATCTGAGCTACCATCTAATCCGGATTGAACATCTTGGAAGGAAATACCTGATCCACTATCTGGTTGTGGACCAGAAGAAAGCATACTTAATTTTTCTTGTTGCCATTGATGTTCTATTTGCTTTTCTTGTTGTAACTGTCCTAATCTTTGAATAGCAAATTGATTAAGAATCACATCTCCACCCTTAATAGGATCAAGATTCTTTTCTACTCTAATTTCATTAACAGTTCTATATGTTTTAACTTCTTCTGCTAATAGCTGTACTCTTTCAGTTTCCCCGGAGATATCTTCTCCAACAAATTGGAACAGATAATTATTACCAAAATAGGGCTTAATTATTTCATTATTAATAACCTTTTCAATAAACCTAAGAAGACTAGCTAGTCCTTTATTCATAGATGCCTGCAACTTCTGTTTAGAATTACCTTCATTCAAACTATTAGACTTACTACCAGTGGCTCCCCCCTTATTAGGGAATCCTACTTCTGCTGGATCAATATTAAATACGGATGAGCAAATATTAATTAGGAAGTTAATCCACTTTTCAAATTCCATATCCCGTGCGTTAGGGGTTAAGTTAACATACTTAACATCATCGGCAGTAGTTACTGGGTATTGCCAGCTACTTGCCACACCAGTTACTCGGCTTTCAAAGTTTCTTCTAAAGTCCGCTAGTTGTCTTCTTGATTTACCAATACCAGAAGTATCCGCAGTAGGCTTTATATTAATAATCCCTTGTACGGAACCACCATGACTAAAGAAGCGATCATTAAACATCATAGTATTATTCATAGCCAGGAATTGTTGCAAAGCTATTTCCAATTCAGATTGACCATAACCACTACTGTATATATCAGTTCTTGGTCGTCTAATTGCCATAATTAAATCTTCATCAGAAAATTTATTAACAATTCTATCATCGAATACTTGTACATATTTATCTGGAATTATCTTACCAGAATCTCTATTAACTGCTCGATAAATAGTTGTTGGATCAATTGCTTTAATATGATGAAGCTTACCTTTATTATTAAAAGTTTTCTCAGCATTAACTTGATCGAAAGTATAGGTATCCCTAATTAGCTTAGTACAGAAGTCATCGAAGTCATCGCGTTTTTTATAACCACTCATACTAGGGTCATCAACCCCCATATATTGAATAAAATGTTCAGCTTCTCTAATAGTTCTTAATTGACTATCCGTTGGCGTAATCTTACTATCAGTTAAAGTTACTCTATACCCTAATCCATCGTTAGACTGAGATACCGGCTGGGTATATCGGCTAACTTGACCCGATCGGGTGCTTAATATTGCTTGAAAAAGAGGCGCAGTAGAATACTGCTTTAAAACATTATTAATAGTTCCAGCACCAGATACCCCGGGCTTTTCTCTAAAGAATGGGTTAATTCCAGCAATATCATAGTTATATACCATAGGCTCATTCATAGCCTTATCTCGGCCGCCAAAACCTTTTTTAATTATATCATTGCTTTTCATTACTGAATCTGCATTTTTATAAAGGACTTCATCAGGAACTCTTTCAAAATCATTTTCTATACCAGACTCTTTAGGGTAATTTGTTCCCGTTAGTCTTTCAAAAATATTCACATAATCACCTCTTATACATAATAGGAGATTTTATTACTCCCATTTACTTCTCCTTCTATTTTCAAGGAGACTTCTTTTTTTGGATCTTCATTATACATAAATAGTTTTCTAGATAAGAAAGCTTCTTCTCTATCTATATAAACAATATTATTATTTTTATCTAAACAAATAGCTTTAGACTTATCATCAGTAACTGCTAATACCCGATATCTAACATGTTTATCTGCATCATTAATATATACTTGAACATGCTTTCCTTCATATAAATTATAGTAACTAACAATAGTAATCCAGTCATTTTCAAAACCATGTTCCCTAGAGGAATCTTTAATACTTAACCAAAGTTCATCTTGCATATATTGACTTTTCTTCATTATATTTCCTCCGAATTCTGTCGTCTCTAATATAGTATAGTGTATAGTAGACAAATTTTAGAATCAGTGTTATAATAGTAAAAAAGAAAAGAGGAATCATATTGAATAAAAGAACAGAAGTATTCCATGATACAAAGATTTACTTAGCAACTCCATGGTTTAATGATGAGCAGAAAAATCGGGTAGAAGAGGTAAGTAAGTTATTATCTTGTAATCCAACTGTAGGTGTTGTTCATTTTCCTTTTGACCATCAGTATAAAGATGCTAATATTGATAACAAGGATGGAATCTTTGGTAGCCTAGAATGGCAAATTGCTACTTATCAAAACGATCTATCTGCTATGGGAACGGCTGATTG